CGTGCCCAGCGGGATTTCTTTGCGCGGCCTGCCTCCGGTGTCATAGAAATAGTAGGTAACAACCCTACCGTTCTTACGTTTACGCACCCTTGCCCTCATACCTTTAGGCAGATTGGGGTGCATTGTCGGTTTTCTGCCCATGTCTGTCTCCAATAAGATAGGCCGTCTGAATTTCAGACGGCCTTTAAACTTTAATCGACGGTTGCCAAGTCGGTTTGTCAGGTTTTTGAACTGCCTTTGCGCTAACCGCATCACGGCTAACAACGGGCTTCCCCCGTGCATTGGTGAAAAACGGTATACCCAACTTACGACAATGCTCGGCCTGTTTCGAGGGTCGGACGTAGCCCGTCAGTTGTTCTAACTCATCGTCAGTTAAAAATTGCTCCATTAAGACCTCCAAAAATTAAGGCGGCTTAAAGCCGCCTTTGGTTTACTTCCTATAATGCTTATGAAGCTCTACAAGTGCGATTAAATCATCAAGCTCCAAACTGTTTTGCTCAACAATTTCTAAAACTTTCCGACCTTCCTCAGATAACTTGTAGCTGCCGGAGTTTGCGTCGTATGCACCAAAACGCTGATTACTCGCCCACACTAATCCAAGTGTTTCCATAATTTGTTTCATGGTTTTCATGGGCAATTTTCGGCTCAAGTTTCCGCTTGCATTACTCTCGTACTTAGCCCCGGTTACTTTGTTTACCCCGAATAACATCGGCCAAAATTCGTCTTGGGTCAAGCCCAAGACGTTTTTACGCAAATGTCTGACGTACTCAGGCCAAAACTCGCGAGCGCGGGGGACAACCCGACTCTTCGGAAGGTTGTCTAATATCTTATTGAGTTCTAAGACTTTTATCGGGTCAGGTTTAAAGGTTTCCATTTTACACTCCTTGGAGGAACCGCCACACAGTGTGCGGCGGGGTGCGGAATCATACCCGAAAGCCTTAAACCCAGGCAAATTACAGAGTTATCAAGTTATCTGCAACAGCCTCTGTCGTATCCTCGTGGGTTACAACAATAACTTGGTTAAACCCGACAGTTGAGACAAAACCTAAAAGCCTCGACGCACGTTCGCTGTCGCAGGCTGCGAAGGGTTCGTCGAGCAGTAGGAACGGGCATCCGGGAACAAACGTCTTTGTTAGTGCAACCCTCAACGCAATGCCAAGTATATCCAACGTACTGCCGGATAACGACTCTACACTGTTACCGTCTACGGTAAACCCGCTTTCTGATTTACTGACCGTACAAGTCTCGCCGCGCATCAGGCTGAAGTAGTGAGAAACCGTACCGCAGACAGTCCGCCAAAGTTGGTCGGCAATTTGCGGTTTGATTGCCCTGAGGTGTTTTAAAAGTGAGTTGTTCAACCTAATATCCTCTATGGTTTCCTGATAACGTTTGACTTCTGCTGCGTAGCGTTCACATTTCATCAGGGTTTTTTCATAGTTATCAAATATAGGTTTAACGTGGTTGTCAAAATCAGCTAACACGTTTCGGACATCCTTCAATTTTGCACCGATGTTCGCTGTTTGCTGTTGAAGCTCATACTTTTTGACTTTCAACTCGGCTAACGACTCTTCAGGCAGGTCTTCTAAGCGAGCTTTCAAGTCTTTCACCTCGGCCTCCAGTGCGGGGAGTTTCGTAAAGTCTGCTTCACGGGACTCCTTAGCCAACTCAAACCGTTGCCGCAGCCGGGACTCCTCAACCGCTAAACTCTCTAACCTGTCTAGGTCATCTTTGGCGACAGCATTCGGAATACTTCCGTTCCAAACGAATAGCGGCGGGTAACGTCCGTCGTCCGTCTTTTGCCAACCGCTATTCGTAGGGAGTTCAGGGACAGGGTAGTTCAACGCTGCCCTCAATAGCGCAGATTTTGTCTCCAACGCATCCAACCGTTGCTTTGACAGGTCAAGGGCTTCCTGCTCCTTCGCTATGTCTTGCTCCAGTTTTGCGTTGGCTTTTTCGCGTTGTGCGGCATCGTCCCACTTCCGTTTGCAGGTTGGGCATTCAATGCTGTGGTTAATTTGTCCCCTTAGGCGTTCAATGTTTGACTTATGCACGGCACAAGCTGACACTATACCTTTATGCTCATGCTCTAAAGCTGACAATTCGGAAGCCAAGCTGTCTGCTGTACCTTCCCCACGGATTTTCGGGTCATAGTTTTTCAGACGGTCGAAGTCGTTCCGGCGGAGTGCTTCGGACTTCATTTCCTCCAAACGTTTTAACGTGAGGGTTTCGGTGGGAGGCTCCGGCAAGGGTTGGGAAAGTCTTTCCTGCAACGCGGACAGTCTTGCCGAGGCGTTTGCTAAATCAAGCCTTACGCTCTCGCGGAGTTTCTGCCGCTCTTCGCCTTTGGACAATTCTTCGTCCGTTTCGGTGTAGTCTTTACGCAGACGTGCGTCTTCTGCTTCCAGATGCAGTAAGTCTTCCTCTAGCTTTTGCTTTAAGGTTGATGCTTCTTTTTCCGGGTCAGGTAAAGCCGCCAACTCGGTTTGGGCTTCGTCCAATCTTTCCCCCGCAGTCTCCAACGATTGTTCGTACAATTCCGTACGACCTGTGTCGAACGATGTTTGCAGGGTGTTTATCCACTTCTCAAACGAATCAAGGTCTGCAAGATGTTCAATCATTTTGGAAGTCTTTGCACCACCTTCTTCCAAAATACCGCGCATTCCACCCTGCTGTACAAACATAAGCAAATTACCTGTACCGGGTTTTAGATTCAGCACCTCTTCACAAAACCTTGTCACTTCAGTTTGTCCGCTGGCACGTCCGCCGGTGTAATTGATTTCGGCACTTCTCGCACTGCGCTGAACAGTATACTCGACACCTTCTGAAACAAACACCAACTCTACGCGGTGGCTGTTTGCCGTCTGACCCCAGGTTGTCAAATCCGCATTTCGGCAGGCGCGTACGCCGAATAGTGCAAATGTGATGGCCTCAAACAATGTAGTTTTACCTGCCTCGTTATCGGCGCGGACAACGCTGAGTCCGCTTGAAAAATCAATCCGCAGGTCTGTATGCCTGCGGAAATTTTGCAAATGGATTGATTTAAGCATTTTGACGTTCCTCTAACATGCGTACTGTTTCTGAAATCTCTCGGAAAACCTTGTCGGTCTGATTAAGCAGCATCGGGTCGGCTGCTTCTTCTGCCCACGGTCGGATAATTTCCTCTAGTACGATACTCATCCCTTTGAATACGCCATGCAATTTACGTATATCAATGTTCATGCTCATGACTCCTGTGCAAGGTTTGAGACTTCGGCAAATCTCCGTCTCAAACCTTCAGGCAAGCTGTCCTCTACCATACGTCGAAGGTCGAACGACTTTAAACCATCCGCATCCGGTAGGTCTGCTTCGGCTTGGCCGACGCGCACAGCATTGGTTATCACAAACGAGTTCGACGTTTTACGAACTTCGGCTAACCGCTGTATGACCTCGGCAGCTTCCGTATAGTCGGCAGTTCCCGTTAGACGGACAAACTCAACGTTCGTCCCTAGGGCTTCCCGCCAGTCCCGTTCAACAAAGATTTCATGTATATCCAACGTCTCGTAATACTTTACGCTATCTTCTAAAATAACAGCGTACTGCTTATAATCGTTTCCTAAGCAGTCAGATATAGACGATGGAAATTGGTTGCCTATAATGTGGACGTTTCCTACTCGTCTTTGTTGATGTTCGTGGGCAAAGACCAGGGTTACACCTTTAGCCGCAAACTTTTCCGCAGTTTCGGCAGACAGGTTCAAGCTGTGGTCTGCTTCCTCTGCAAAGTGGTTGTCATAGTTACAGTGTAATAGTAAAAATTTTAACCTATTGTTTTCAAGTAACTTTTCAATCTCACCATCAAAGATTTTCTGATTGTCTACATGAGAGAGTACGGCTAGGTGCGGATAGACAAAATGCGTTCTCCGCAAAACGGTTTCGGTTCCCTCATGCCCTGTGGCGGATAAGTAGACACAGAGATTCTCAAAGGACGATATATCCTTTGAATTAGTAGATAGGTCGTGATTACCTGCAACTAAAATCAATTTACGGTCGGGGTTGCGCTTTTGCCACGCCGATAACAAACCGTAGGCTTGGATTTCATCCCTTTTGCTAACTTGATATGTATCGAACAGGTCGCCTAAAACACATAAATCGTGGCCGTCGGCTTTCTCCAATAGCGTTTGAAACTGTCTGTACATCCACTTGGATAGGGCTTCACGGGATTGCTGGGTCGTACCCGTCTGACGTTTTACGCCCAAGTGGGTGTCGTTGATGATGAAAAGTCTCATATGTTGTTCCTTTCGGATTCCTTCTCTCGCGACTGAGTCGTTGCATTTTCCTTTGATAGACCCTTTGACAATCCTTGCATCTCCCGGTGTGTTGAATTGTTCCGTAGTCGGTTATGCGGGTGTACATTTCGGAAATTGGAAACAACCTTGTACAATCTTTGCAAAATACATATTTCATTTTAAAGAATTCTTAATGGCAAAAATAACGGCATCAACCGCGCTAACCATTTCAGGATATGCGCGGCAATCTACGGAGGCGGCTTTCTCTATATCGAACGCTCTACGGCAGTCGCTATAGGGTATGCACCGCCAAACATTTGTTGTCCAGTGATGGACGATGACCCATACATGGCCTCCGGCAATCATTCGACGACAGAGTTTGACCCTCTGCCCGTCGGAAAATGCCGAAGACCTTAATAGGTACTCATGCTGCGTACTCTTTACTTCGATTACTCCATGCCTGTCGGGGAGGAAAAACTGGAAATCCCCCGTTTGCGCCATAAAGGCGTTTCTAGCGGAAGATGCGTCGTACATTCTTTGCCAATCGAAGACAGGCATACTAAGAGATTTGAAGGCCGCCTGTACGGCGGCCTCCGACGCTTTACCGTTGTTGGTCTTTGCCATTACACCGACCTCCGTTGCCGTTCTAATTCCCAGTCATCGCGGCATTCGGCGTTACACCAGCGGAGGTCGCCCGATAAAATCTCTCCGCAATACAGGCAACAGCCGGTTGCCTCCGCTTCTTTCATGGGGCGTTTAAAAACCTTATTAAAAGCGGATAAACGTTCTAACTCCTCGTAGTCGCTGGCTCGGTCTAATTCATCGGCCATCAGAACCTCCTTGAGTCGGGTCGGTTTTCGTATTGTCCGGTTTGATTTGACTTTCGCCTACTGTTACCTCAGGTGTAAAAAACCCACTGTAATGTAGGAACGCATGGATTTCATCCGCCGCTTGTTGGTACTTTCCGGCATCCAGCAACTTTAACAAATTGTACATAAAATTCAGCATGTTAAAGCCTCCAGGCGCACAGCACTAAGAGTGCAGTTACCGCCATGTTGATTAAGATTACACCCTTAATAATCGCCATGTTCAACCTCCAAAAATTTACCCATCAATGCTTTTAGGTTATCCGCCGTCGGGTGTACTCCGTCCCCCAACTCATGTTGGTCGCCAAAGTTAAAACCCAGGGATACGCTACTTTCGATAGGCACTTTCATATTTGCGTAAGGTGCGGTCATAGCCGCGTGAATCAGGGGTACTGCGTCGGGAATATCCTTAACAGCGATGCTGAAAACTACCTCGTCGTGAATCGGTGAGAAAAACCGAATATCGAATCGGTTTCGGATGTCATTCTTCCACATACGACCCATCGCTAACTTGGTCATCTCTGCGCCGGAACCTTGAATAGCAAAGTTTGACGCTTGACGTTCAGCCTTTGCCGCTTCCCATTTATTAGAAGACGTAATGTCTTTCAAATGACGGCGTGCGCCCAACATCGTTACGGCGTAACCGTTTTCACGAGCAAATTCCTCAACCGTCCGTTTCCAACTTTCCACACCGGCGAAAGCCTCGAACTTCGCGTCGAGGTACGATTGTGCTTCTTCCTCCGTAACCATCAATGTTTGGGCCATCTTCGGCGCGGCTGCGCCGTAGGAACTGGCAAAGTTCACGGTTTTAGCCAGTTTTCGCACATCCTTCGCCCACTTATGTTTCGGATGCTGTTCGTCGTCGATTGCTGCTTTGAACTCTTCGTAAGGCATTTTGGCAATACCTGCAGCAGTTAGACTGTGCATATCCTTCAGGTTGTCTCCAGTGTAACAGGCCAGCATATTCGGGTCTTGCGATTGTTCGGCAATCAGCCGGAGTTCCTGAGCCGAAAAGTCTAACGAGACAATTAGCGCATCTTTGTGGTGCGGGACGAAGATGGTACGGAAATCCCCCGCACCTTTAGCCAACTGTGCCAAGTTGGGCTGGCTGCAGGAAAATCTGCGCGTAACCGTTGAGCATTGGTTATTGGACGCATGGATACGTTTGCTTTTCCAGTGAGGCAGTACGGGGTACGTCGAGTAGTACAGTCCCTCTCGGGTGTTGTACATTTTGATTTTCAACAACGCTTGCAGAACCTGTCTACGTTCGTCATCTTCATCCGGTAAGTCATAATGTAGGGCGGAGTTGATGGCTACATCGTCGGTAGATGGTGTTCCATCCTCACCCCTTGCCCGCATTAAGTCTGTCGGCTTGTTGCGGATGCGAACAGGCAGACCCATCACGTTGTACATCAGATTCTGCATCTGTTTCGGACTACCGGCATTGAAGTCGGGTTTAGCTGTAAAATGTGCCCGGACAAGCCTGTTCAGGTTGTCTATATCCCCGAGCAGCAGAGCATCTGCAAGTTGTTCGCAACCTGCCTGTTTTACTTCGTGAACCAATCTTTCGATTTTGCGGACGGCAGTTTCTAAAACTTCCCCGGTCATGATGTTGAACGCATATTTAACCCACTTCGGAGTGTTCCATGTCTCTACAGTAGCCTCCTCGAAAGTTGCTCCGGCCCAACCTTGTCGAATCAGGTAATCGTTCAAGATGGCTTCTTCAATAATCTTAGCCGCCGCGTCCCTCGCAATCATTTTGCTCAACGCCACTTGGTCTATGTTCACACCGTCAAGGAACGCCTGCGCTATCCAGTACGCTGCGTCGATTTCTACGCTACGGTACACTTGCCATACGTTTTCAAGCATCATGTGCAACTGATACCAGTTGTAGAGTGCTGATGTGCAAACCGTATCGTCTGCGCCATAAGACAGAACTTCGTCCAACGTCAGTTCGTTCATCTTTCTCATACGGCCCGTAACAGGGTCTGCTACGGTTTCCGTGTAACTGCACTGCTCATAACCCAACCAACGTAGGCTGTTCTGTTTCAACCCCGACGATTCGTTTTCATCGACGTATGAAATCATCAGTTTTGTGTCATCAACATCGCGCAGGAACCAGCCGAATGTGTTGTGCAGTACGACCAATTCAAAATTTACATTCTGAATCACGAACCGATGGGTCGGGTCGAGAAACTTCAGTACGGTTTCAATCTGGGCTAATGAGCAGTTGTCTGTGTCTTTATGGTTTACGGAGAAATAGAATGTGCGGTGGAAGTTACCACCGAGAGTCAGGGAAATGCCCGTCAACTCGCTGCCGAACACGTCTACACCCTCTCCGCGTTTTCCTTTAATGGTGTACAACCAGTCATCAGATTCTTCGGGTGTAGAAGTTTCAATATCCAACGACACCAAATTGTTGTCAGTTGCCAGTCGGCGGATATCAGAGAACACTTGTTCAAAGTCGGAGGACGTTACTCCCCTGATTTCCTGCGCCCATTCCTGCAAGAACGGGTGGACGTCGCCCTTGCATAGACCATGCCGCCAAACGATATTAGAAGGTTTGACTTCCTTCGTTTTCAGTGTTGCCAATTTAAGTGAGACTTCGACGTTCGGTGCGTAATCAATCAATTTCTGCAACTGGGGGAGTGTGGTAACATCTTCGCTCAAGCGTGTCAGTTGGCGGTTTTGAATCAAATGACGAAGGACTTTTAAGCCATTGTCCCCGAATGCTTTATACATCTTGTCAAATGCTGCAGGGCCAAAGCCTTTAGCTCCGGGGATTTTGTCCGAACTGTCGCCTACTGTAGCCTTGTAAACATCTACAAACTCATAAGGGAACTCCCCGTAAGGTTTCGGATTAAGGTTTCCATTTGCGTAAACATTGACATTTGGGTGTTTGGCCAGAACGAGCAGGTCATAATCGTTAGTCCAGACAAGGATTTGGTCTTCCTTCAAGTGTTCGCAGAACCATCCGATTAAGTCGTCGGCTTCCAGCCCGTCATATCGGGCAGTCTGCACACCAAGGTTCAACATATCCTGTGTGAACTTGTCCATCATGGAATTGTATTCCCCGTAGAACGTCGGGGAACTTATACGCCCTGACTTATACTCCGGATAAATAGACTTCCGTGCTTGGGTACCACCGCTGCCGTCAAAAACTAAAACCATATCTTTAGGGTTTAGTCCTAAGGTTTTCATAGTTGTAGCAAAGCTGTTGCACAAATTGTCGTAACCATACCCGGCAGAGTTGATTAAATGTTCTTTACCGGATTCGTCAGTTTCATAAATACCGTTTTCAGTATCCTTACCGGCCATCAGTGCGCGTTTCGCAATGCTTGCAATGTCAATCAGTATCTTCATAGCGTCTGTATAAAAGTACCGGCGCAAAGCGCCGGAGAAAGTTAAAGCCCCAACCTGCGGCGCGTGTTACTTTTCAAGTTGGCTGATTCATGGTGCATCTTCAATACATCCCATCCATGATGTACATTGATGTGATGTAGAAAGTCAGCACAAGATTCAATGTCGGCCAGTGCGTCGTGAGCCTCTCGTTTAGGGAGGTTTAGAGCCCGGACAACTGTTTGCAATTTGTGGTTGGGCATTTTCGGGTACATGACCCGCGCCAACCTCAAAGTGTCTATGACTTTCAGGTGAATGAGGGGTTTAGTACCCAACATTCCGATATCGAACCCAACGTTATGCCCGAACAGGTAGTCTGAATCTGCTACCCATTTGGCTAACGGTGTCATCGACCAAACATCGTCCATCGTCGGCTGCCCCTCGACTTGTTCCTGCGTGATGCCGTGCACTTTTTGAGCCTCCGGTTGAATGGGTCGTTCAGGGTTAACCAACGTGCAAAGGCGGTCTTCGATTTCCCAAGTTACAGGGTGCAAAAGCACTGCTGCAATCTGTACAGGCCTATCATCCGCAGAGATTCCTGTGGTTTCCGTATCAATTCCCAAAATAGGTTTCATTAGTCCTCCTATGTTTTAGACGGCCTTGTCAGGCCGTCTAAATACTTACCGATTAAGCCGCTTCCTTGTCGAGGACTGTATGGGTCGTCCGCTCAAAGACTGCGGTTGGGTAGGAGTTACCGCTGTTGGTTTTATTGATGACACGGGTCAATTTCAAATGAGGTTGGTTGCTCGGCATCACGATGGATTTAGCCAACATGCCTTCCCATGCTTTGAGAGCCGAAGGGGACAGGTATACAGACAAGAGACGGTTGTCCTCTTGAATGTCCGGAGCTTTTTCGCTGTCCAGGTACATTGCGTACAGTACGGCACGACGTTTCCATGACGCTTTGGAGAAACCTTTGGATTTAACCAGTTCGAGAAATTCATCCTTAGTTAAGGTTTCCTCGTTCAGGGTTACGGTCTCACCGTCCCAGCAACAAACTTGAAGTTTCTTCTCGTCGTCGCTGGCATTTTGTGTGCCCAAATCAAGTTTGAGGTATGAAGATACGCTTTGAGGTTCCACAGTCATCCAGGTACCCAAGTCAACATCCTTGTTGATATGAGCTGTCAGTCCGCCGTTTTCGATTGATACGCCGGTTGTAGAATCCATCGGTAAAAATTTTGCACCAATCAGACCTTCAAATCGGTCGGTCAACTGTACAAAGGAACTTGCTTGAATAGCTTGAGTAACTTGGGTCGTTCCTGCTGTGGCAGCAGGTGTCGGTACATTTGAACTGTCGTTTGCGGTTTGTAGAGCGTTAAAGTCTTGGTTTAACATAAGTAAGTCTCCAGTTTGTTAAGTGGTGGATAGAAAAATAGGGCACTCCCGACGGAATGCCCTATTACTTTATTCTACATTAAACGTAGAATAAATACTTTTGACGTAATTTTACGTCTGTTTGAATTTTCGGATACCTTGTTCCCCCATCTTCACAGGGTCGAACTTGACACAGCGCGGCCCCATGTCGGGATGGCTGAATGAATCAACTGCAAGGTTTGAGTTTCTAAGAGCCTGGTACATCTCTTCTTCCGAGGAATATATCGGTGTCTCTCCGATATTTTTAATACGCTCCCTGTATAAGTAATACACACGGTCTACGTCCAGTATCAGGTAATCAACCATACCCGTCGGATGTTCTCCGGTTTGGAAATCGTAATGCTGCCTGCGGATTGCCCGAGTTCTGTCATAATCATCAGCATGGCTTGCCTGAGAGATAAAATTAAGCAGGCGTACAACTTCGGAATCCACACGCTGTCTCCAATTACTCCGGTCAAGTAGTGCTACCTCCATTGATTCCAACTTTTCGTCAAATTTACCCTGCAAATGCTCCCGTATGACGTTTGAAAAAAATCGGAAGCCGGTCAGTACCATAGCGCAGTTTTCAAAAATCCTGTCGTTGCTGCCGGAATAAACCGCCTGTTTAGCGTCTTCAGAACTTTCCCTATACAGTTCGGCCAGTGCTTCTAAATCGCATTCCAGTACGGCTTTAATAATCGTCCATCCGATAATGCTGATTTCCCTGCTGTTATGTTGCAAGTGCTTGGCGTATTCCCAACGGCCATATTTGTCTGCAACGTGAAAACCCACAGGGATAATGCGTTCCATCAAAGACGTTTGAGAGGTTTCCAGAGTTTCTCCGAGAAATGCCACAGGTGCGTATGAGACTGATTTTACAAGCTCATTATGGTGCGACCCGATTGCTTTTCCTCCGCCCTTCAAACCCTCGCCGCCAATGGTGTATTGGGTCTGTAGGGTCTGTCTGAACATTTCCAACCATCCACCTTTACCTAAGTTTTGCGCCTTCACTTCATCCACAACCAAAGGTATAGAGGTTGTTCCAGTTGCTAACGCTTTCAGGGCGAACTCGGACAATCCGCCGCCTGCCGACTTCAATTGAAACGGTTTCTTCCAAGTGAATAAATGCAGCAACAGGTTCATGGTGGTTGTCTTCCCGCAGCCTGCTTCCCCATACACTTGGAGAATCGGGAAGTTCTTAATCAAACCCATGCAATACAGGGGATGTTTTACGGAGCAAGCAGTAAACCAGCCCAATAACGCGGCCAAAGAGAAAATGTTTCCATTCAGATTCAATAATGCGTCTACCGTCCTACTTAGATTGGTTTTAGCGTCGGCCATCGTATATGGAGTGTCTGAAATATCGACGTTATAGCGACCTGCGGAGTTTGCGGGCTCAACGTATAAAGGGGCTGCAAGATATTGCCCTTCTGTATTAGTGCCGAAATTCCGTAAACTCTGAATACATTTGGTCGGGGACAGCCAAAATAAATTCAAACTGTCTTTAACCCCGTGTTCTTCAGGGTCGTGTCGAACTTGGGCGTAGATGCCTTCTGTAACAACTGCTAAAGCCTCTGAGGATTCCTGCAGATTCTCGCCGACGAATTGCTTCCAGGCATAGAGTACTTGGCTGTATTTTCGTGAGCCGACAGCCTCCAAGTGTCCGCCTAACCTCATGATGCGTTCCTGCATCTTGTCGAGCTTTTGCGTAACCTCTATAGGCAGCACTTGTCGGGGCTTCTCTTCCCCCTGTACCAGCGGGATAACGCTATATGATTGGATTTCGCCGTTGTCATCCAATATTTTCATTAGGGAGCCAGGTTTCCACGAATAGTTGCCGATAGCTCTGTAGTTGTCTTTGCCGACTTCGACAGGTCCCATCTCGTCTACAACCACTTCGTCGCGCAGGTCGGCATCGTCGCGTTTGCGTCTCGCTTCCTTGTCCGTTACCGATGTTTGCCGCCCTTGCAAGTCCATGTTCTTACCTGCTTCTGTTGTCAAAATCGTGGCAAACACATTCGGGTAGTAAACGTAACACGGGTTTTTAACAACGGAGCGAAAGCAATCGCGCATTGCCCTTTCGATGGACTCTCTAGTTTGGTGGGCGGCTCCTGATGTACCGATACGAGATTCTATAAATCCATCAACAGCTTGGATAAACGCGTCTTCTTTATCGAAATCATCAAAACCTACCGCCACTGCGGCAATGGCAAGCTGTAATTTGAGGACGTTCAAATCCAGCTTTTGCAGTAAACCCTCCCCACGAAAAGCTGCGGCTATAGTGGGCGGAGTTTCCGTCCACGCTGAAAAATCCACACGTTTCGAGACGTTCGCTTTATGATGCTTTAAGTTGTTTGTGGTATCCCGCAAAGCCCTTGAAAATTCAACGGCAAGATATTGGTTACGGGTTGGCGGTGCAACATACGCCGCAGGGCGCTGTTGGCTGCACCAATCCCAGTACCCCTGCTCGTCCAGTTTCCTCAACTGCTCCGGTGGAATTTGAACTTTGAACGTAGTCCGTCCGTCGTCCAGTGTCCTCGGACGATTGACAACCCTCCACATTCGGCCCTTGCCTTGAGAGTAAACGCTCAAGTCCATGTGAGGGGTTATCAACGATTCGTCACTTGCCAACATACGGTAAACTGTGGGCAGGGCAGGATGGCCGGAAATCTTCAACTTTCTCAAATCACTGTCTGCCATAAAGCATTCCATAGGTATGGTGCAGTGAATTCCCTTTTTGCCGCTTAAAAACCAAGAGGCTTGGCTCAAGTCGAAATTATGACTTTCAAGCTTATTCATAAAACGTTTGACGCTATCCAACACATCTTGGATAACCCCCCCGTCCCAGTCCAAATAGAACGGGCCGCGATAAGCCACGTCCTTCGGACGTTCTTCGCCGGTTTCCCAGATTCTGTTTAAGTCTAAGACAGTGCAAAAATCAGGCTGCTCCTCGGAGATTATCCGCTCCCTGTCGTCAGCCAGCGACGGCTTCCATGCGGACTTTCCATGTTGGGTAAAAAAATACCAAGTCATATTAGGCTCCAAATATCCAATCTCTCAGGTCTCTATAGGTCAATTGAATCCTATTTGCCTGCTCGTCTTTATCCAGTAGTGATTTTTGCCTGCGGACTTGAAGGGTTCCTTCTGCCACAGCAATACGGACATGGCATCGGTGTTTTTGCCCGTTGCGGTCTATACGGCCGACCGCCTGCTCAAAATCTTTGGCAATCATAGGCAGTTCGAGAAACAATACGTCAGAGCATACATCTTTTAATGTGTCTAGCCCTGAACCCATACTTAAAGGTTGTCCGACCAGCATCCGACAACTTGGGTCATTGACAAACTTATCCAATGCCGCATTACGCTGCTTATCTGATAACCCGCCATAGACGGCTACCGCCCCGTACTTTTCACCATGCGAAGTTAAAGCCTCGATTGCTTTCTGGTAGTAGGCAAATACGATTTGCTTTCGGTCGCCGAGTGAAGTCATCGTCTCGTCAAGAAGCTCAAAACCTGCCACTTGTTTGCGGGCTTTCGCTTTCTCTATGGGAGTCTCAAAAAATCCCTCGTAACCAATAATGATTTGCTGCAGCATGGTGTTCAGTTTCTGAACTGTCGTTGCGTCAATATTGCCCGTATCAATCTCCAATAACGCCAACTCAGCCAGCTTGTCATAAGCCGCTTTATGCTCCGGCTTCAACTCATAAATGATGGGTTCATAGACAACCTCAGGTAAATCAGGGTCGATTTCACGGCGGAATACTCTTGCAGAGTTGTGTAGGAAGTTGATGTTTAAATCTTCTTCGTTTTTCCAACCGGACACAGCCCCGAACATATCACGCCCCTTAACGTGCATGGCCTCGAACCATGCTTTTGAACGGTATGCCTCAGGATTTGTCAGTCTTGTGTAGCCGTATACGTCCTCAGGCGTAGTTAGAGGGGTCCCTGTCATCAAAATCAGATTACGGCTTGCACTCATGAATAACGACTCCTCAAAATATCTTTCAATTTATCCACCGCCGAAACGTCGGCCTTTACCGTCGCAGGTTTATCCTGTTTGGGTCTTGAAACCGGTTGCTTCAACCGCGACCTGTCCCTGTTATGAAATGCCCACACACATTTATGGTTTTGGGTGGCCGGATTTTTAACCGATACGGCCTCGTCGATAATCAGGGTTACGTTACGGTCAAGAAAAAAGTCGTAAATTCGGTCGAAATCCCGTTTAAAAATGTCCATCGACATCAAGACAAAATCTGCATTTAAATCCAACTTGGCCCGCTCTGCAGGTGTGCCTCTGTACATCAGAACAGAATTTATACCTTTAATGGATTTCAACCATTTGTCCCATTGACGCAGTAAAATGGGCGGCATTAAGACAACGGTATGTCCGGGATGCTGCAGGCGGTGGTACAAAGCGGCGGTAGTGGCCGCCAAGGTCTTTCCTGCGCCTACCTGAAAGTACATTCCGGCTGCCCCGCAGTCGGCAAAAGCGTTTACCCATGCTTCCTGATAGTCGTAAAGTGGGAACGGCATCCCGTAGTTTGCGTACACATCATCTGAAGCGTTGTTAAAGGGGATAGCTAAGGGTGATTTTTCAGGCTCTCTAACTTTGTCTGCTTCAGCTAATAAATTTGCGGGGAGGTACTCCACGTTTGGTGCGTAGTGTATTTTAGGTTTGATTTTGTCCCATTCATCTAGTGTTTTTGCTTTTAGCATAATGTCCTCAGAATAATTCTGCACCAGACGTATCTAGTAAGGAATCGTTCAAAGATTGCCCTCTGCGAAACGCTTCTACTAACTCGTTCCGTAACGACTTGTCTTCTACAGTCTCATGGATATTGATGAGCCTCTTTATGTTTGCGGCAAATTCGTCGCCGAACCACGGTGCGCCCCCCGCTGCAGCACTCTCGAATACTCCTTCAATCACAGAACCTTCAACATCTCTTGAGAATCTGCCGACGGTTTGAAGTTGTCGGCAATATAGATTTGGAAACCTTCGGAAAAACTCGGGGATGGGGTAGTAACCTGCAGACGCGGCTCTAACCAAGTCGCCCCGTTCATAGGTAGCAATCATGACGGTCCGCTTTAGAGGTATACCCTCAGGGTTTTCAGGGTTAGGTTTTAAAATAACCACGCCGAGGTTGCGGCACAGATATTGCAACTCGTTGTAGTCCCTAACCCCGACTCTAACCAAATCCGACCGCAGATGGTCTGCGTTAGTTGTTGGAGTGTCGATATGTATTATCGGCAGTGCCTTTAGTAATTCCTCCGTATCGCCGTCTGACAACAGATGGCTATCGAATATTGGAGGTATATCGTCCATACGGACTTCAGCTTTTAGGTTGGTCAGGTATGCGTCCAAACTGACTTGAAAGAATTGTTGGAAATATTCGACCAGTCTGGGGTATTTGACACGGTTGACGGATAGGCGGTTTAAGTAGTCGCCGATGTGTTCAGCATGGGAACATAGCGGAGGTAAACCACTCCACCCTCTCATCTTTACCTGTCGGACATGGTTCGACCGAACCAAACCGGCTCTTTGGGTTTCCCACTTCAACCCCATCGCAGAAACAATAGGGCGCAAAGGAATCCAACCGTCTTCTACCGGCAGGACCAATTCAGCCCAATTGCCGTCAGGTGTCGGGTGCTTGAAAGTAAACGGTAATATTAAATCTACATCTGACATATTTTGTATACTCTAAATTTCATGTGAATTACCGCCGAACTTTATTTTTCGGCGGTAATTTTCGGTTGCCATGTTACGTCAAAGTGTTTATTTACGTCAATGTGTAGATTTTTCAGGTGGGCGTGTCAGAGCCGGTCTCAAATCGGGAGGCGTATAGTTTCGACCTTTGGCAATTTTACCTTGGGCGTTAAAAACAGGTTGACCGTTCTCAAATTTGCTCCAATTGCTTCGGTCTACTTCCGTGAGTGCGGCTTGCATATCGAACCCTGCCATATACCCTATACCGATTGCGGTAACGATTTGGTCGCAAAGTGCGTCCAATAAAGCCAAACGGTCAAACCTTGCCACGTTACCGCAGCCCGATTTGTAGATACCTGCCAAGTCTTCCAAAGTTCCTAATGTGCTTTGGTTGTCGCCGGTTGATTCCAACATTTCTGCGACTTCTTCAAAATGGCATCCGACTTGAACTGCCAAATCTTTTCCCGTCGGGTTGGGTTTGGCTTTCTCAAACCAACTAATGATTGATTCCATTGTGTTTTTCATTTTTTATCCTCTTCAGGAGTTAGCTCTTGGTCAAGTTTCAATTCCAACAACTTCAAGGTTTTTACAACCAAGGGCGAGGCATCCAACTTCTCTACAAAGGTCTCGGCATATAACGTACCAGCCGCAATATACAAAGTTTGTTTTGAGGGTAGTAAGAGTGTTACACATAGAAGCGCCACTAGCGTTGTTGAAACTCTCTTTGATGTAAAAAAATCTACGACTTCTTCTGTACGGTCATCCAAAACCAGCATCGCACAAACCAAAATTGCTATGGTAAAGAAAGATACCCAAAATACAAACATTACTACTTGGGTAGTCTCTACAATATCCGCCAGATATAGGATAAAAATCAAGCTCATACTAATACTCCATGTCATAACGTTGGGAAGCCCAACCTTTAAAGTTGGCCAGCCAGGCACCTCGGCTGACAGTCCGTGCCTGATGCTCGAAAGGGGTTAAGTGGGCTGCCTCTTTCAGTTTGTGTGCAAGGGCAAAATCATGTTCGAAGTTCGGCTGGGATTGGTCGTGATTCAAATAAGACACACGGGCACATCGTGCAGCACTAATCATTTTGTATTGTTCGTAAAACTCAAAGGCATCATCTACACCGGTCAAAAGTTCCTTATCAATGTAGGGCAGGTGATACGGACTTTTTTCAGGAGTTGATGAGTCAATTGCAGTCTTCATCGCTTGCGCCAGAGCCTGCATCTCAGGCTGGCTGTCATGTGCCAAACGTAATTTGAAAAAGTTGTCCCACTCCGTTGCCGTAACGACGACTTCCGCCCACATAAACGGTTCAAGAAGTCGGTTAGCGATTTGCTTATGCAATCCTGAATCCAGTAGGGTTTCAGCGTAGAGGACCGCTTCGTCTCTTGCGGCCAGCCAGGCTGCTTCACATTCGTCGCTTGCTTCTACACCAAGTACACCGTCTGCTACCATCCCTGCTTGATTTTTACCCCATTGGACGGGTATCACCGGGTCATTTCTGACCTGCTCAAGCAATTTTGCAGTAGGGATTGCCCTACTGCTGGCGGCGTTTGAACTGAACATCCTATGCTTATTAAACTGAGACAATATAAATCTAGGCATCTTCAGTTGCAGAGTCGTAATCCTGTTACCGTCCCAAACTGAATCTGCGATAACTTTTGCTGAAATCATAATACTCCTTTACATATCATCGGCATCACGGAAGCCTAACCACACGGGATGGCGGGGTGCTTCCTTAATGCCGATTTCTAAAAATTTAAATTTAACGGTACGCCCGATAAGCGTCTCGGCTTGTTCCCACAGATTTCGCCTATCTGTTTGAGTGAATCCTGTCCCGATTTTGAACTCGACACCTTCGTCGGTTTTACATAGTAGGTATCCCAACATGTTGCCGCCGTACAGTCCGCTTTTGGCCGAGCTTCTGTCGGTATGTCCAAGTTCGTTGGTTTTCGCCTCATTCCCGTTGTGCATCAACTCTCCGTAGCCTATACAAACTGCTTCGGCATCCGAAAACCGCTTTAACTTCATTAAGTAACCCTCGCTTAAAGTCGAACGATTCTGTTTATATGGAGAGTCGGGGTGGCGGAGCATCACCCCTTCGTAACCTGCTTCAAGCACAACCTGTTCATACTCTAAAAGTTCGTCTACACAAGTCAGACAGGTGTGATCTAAAAGTTTGGCAAACGGGGGTAGGGCGTGGTATTGAAAGTATCGTAGGCTGTCTGAAAAACCTTCTCTATAAATTCTGTCAAATACAAAGAATTTAAAATCAGGTGTACCATCCGCTGACATAACGGCGCTGTTGGTCACTCGGTAAACATCGTTGGCTGTCGGGCTGCCTACTATCAGTTCTCCGTCCAGCCCCTCAAGGTCTGACGAATACTCTGAAATACACTGTTGGATGTGCCTGTTCCGTATCGGCTTATTACTGCGGGAATACGCAACCCCGTTCCTTACAATACATCGAATACCGTCCAGTTTCGGACTGGCAATCAACGGAAACGCCAGGGTTGACACATCTTCAACCGCAGCAGCCAGCATCGGTTTAAACGGTTTGTTCACTGAGCCTCCTTTTTACAGATTCCGGAATCTTAGGTAACGGTGCCCAAGCGACGTGGAATTCTTCTTGGTATACCCCCAGCGACAGAACGCCGTATTTACTCAGAAGCAGTAATTTGTCGTGAGGTGGCGGTTGCTGTTCCAGTGCATCAATAAGAGATACTGAAACCTCCGTAGGAATACATTGTTGGGTCATGACATTTCGGCCTTCAAACGTTTAACTCCGCAAGCTGCGTTATGTAGAGAATGTTGATTTATAGAGGAATCCCTAGAGCAGGCATTCAGTAGGTCTACCAGCGTGTTGTGGTGGTCCACACCAAAATCGCAACGTATCAGCATACTGCGCAATTTTTGTAGCCGAGAGTCTTTCAACTTCCTGAATTTCTGTCCGGAATCAACCTGATATGCGATATACCAAAGGGCTTTGTCCAAATCCTCCATGCCATTTTTTTCCATGTACCGGAATACATATTTGAATGCGTTGCCCAGCGTAAACGGCATATGCCTCGTAAACTCGATGCACTCGTGTGCCCTCGATTTATAGTGGTTAGGGTTAATGGGGTTGTTCATAAAATTACCTTAAATGTATTTAATATACTATTTTTGTATTTTACACGGAATATAAAATAACCGTCGAGACTTCGACGGTTATTAACAACCTTGCAATTACATATCCCAGTTAAAGTCGGGTTCGTCATACCATGAAATCAGGGATTTAATTTCCTGTTTGTTTAGTTTAGCCAGTGCATTGCCAAGTTGGATGCCCAACCCGTAGTCCCCTCTGACACGCTCTTTATATGTGTATGCAATAGCCCACTTCCCGTAATGCCTGCTGCGTTTGTCTTTCTCAACCCAGAACTCGACTGCATAACCTATTATTTTTGACACCATCTTAACAGCGTCAATAAATCTAAGTACGTCGGAAGTGGGCAGAATTTCCTGCCCAGTCTTCGTATCAAACGTATAAATACGACAGTTGGCAAACCTGATAAACAATTCTGCAAACACTATATTCCGTGCAGCATAATTTGTAAGGTCGTCTACAAAAGCCCCGTATGGTGTGTGTAAAGGATGACCTTCTGGAAACTCCATTATACGGTTCCTAATATAACCTCCACACACTTGAAGAGTTTCAGTATCCGTCATAATCTTCGCGGCTCCCATACCTATCATAATGTTGGGCTGCCAAATCCTCTTTCCTTAAACGTCTTGCAAGGTTTCTCGATTGGAACCCAAAACGCGGACTGTTCCTTGGAGTACCTTCGGCTTCCATCATCTGCTCTGCTTTAGGCAAGTAATAGTCGCAGATAATTTCGTCTTCATCCAAGCTATCCAGATACCGGCCTAAATCCGCTAACACGGGATCATAACACATCGTTATCTACTCCAAAAGAAACCGCGACGGTTTACGTCGCGGCCCGAATTTAAAACAGACTTAAGTTTGAGTGTTCCCAAAAACTTCGACTAACAGTTGCCAGTTGCGTTCTATGAAGAACTTTAACGATGCGCACCACATATCGACGCCGTAATCATTTCTCATAACTTTCATCTGACGGCGGATAAAGGTTGTCTGCTAACGCAGTCAGAATATCATCCGCCTGTTGTAACAAAATAGCCTTCGTCTCACCGTCGAAATACGGTATCGGTACGAAGGCTATGCCTAAATTTAAAAAGTGCCGCGCACTGGTTTCCGACTGTTCCAGCTCACAGGGTGGACTTTTCATTTTCAATCCTCAAATGTTGTAACTATGTAAAAGGTTGAACGCGGTTGCCA